ACCTATAATCATAAAAATTTGCTGGACACACACCATAAATTTTGCTAAATTGGTGGTTGGTTGAAGTGATGTTAGGCCCACACCTGCTTCCACTGTAGTCGCAAAGTAAAAACAGTCCATGATTTTTACATTTGTATTCAAGTTTTTGCGCCCCTCTTCAATAATATTTTCAAATGAGTTTTCATACAATGTAAAATAAATGTATGTAAATATAATTAAACAACTTAAATGAAATAACACTCCGTAAATCAAAACTTTCATAATATATTATAATCCTATAAAAATAAAAAAATGACTATAATGATGTTTCAATACTACATAATATATTATGAAATTAATTCTGGCAACAACTCGTTTTAATAACCAGACATTCTATGAAAATCAAGCATATATTTCGGCATCGAATATAGGACATGGATGTCTATATGGCAGTCCAGTGCGCATGAAAGATCATATTCCTGTCAAAGCAGACGTGATGGTATTAGAAATGAATAATAGTACCAACAAAATAGTAGGTATTGGATGGATAAAAAATTATGTACATATGGACAAATACTACAAAATATATAGCGATGGCAACTACAATCGTTATATATATAAAGGGAAAATTCGCATAATGCGCAATGATTTTAGTCATAAAGACATGAAACTGATTGAAATTTTGGAAACATTATTATTTTATGGCTCACGACATTCAAAACGTGGTCAAGGCATCTGTGAAATTCCATCTTGGATAAAAGATAATCAATATAAATTTGATTTTGTTGCGGCAATAAAAAGGATGTTTATAAAAAGAAACTTAATAAAAAAACCTTTAAAGTATGTATGAGCATGGATACAAATATCAATAATTATAGTACTGATGACTTGTTAGAAATATTGGATTTAGACGATGAACCAACTGAGCAAGATATTATTCGCACCTCAAATCACTTTATTGATAAATTTACTGATGAAAACAATGACGATTTAGCTAATTTTTTTATTGATGCGCAAAATAAGTTGTTGGATACTTATTTTCCTAATAGCATACCACCACCAAATGAAGACAATCCACCAACGCAACAAGTATGGTATAATAATGAACAAGTTCCTCAACCTAATCCACAGCAATCGGAGAAAATAACAGATCGGAGACAACAAGTGGGATTTTTCAATACACCTAATTCTTCAGTGATGAATCGTCAACAATTAGGTGTAAATAACGATTATCAAGTACCAGTTGCTCAAGGCACAATTAACCCCAATTTGAAGAATACTACAATAAGAACAGTAATGATTAATAGTTCTTATAGGCAAACGATTTTGCCCTATAGTAATAATCCAAATGGTCCGTCGTCTTCTACAAATTTCACATGCAATTTAACCGATCGACTCAATGATGTCATAGAACTGAAAATGTATAGTATTCACTTACCGATTACATGGTACGTTATTGATGAAAACATGGGTACTAATTGTTTTATGATTAAAGACAATAACGCTAACGAAATACCACTCACTGTGCAAAGTGGCAATTATACCATAGAAAGCTTAAAAGACGCTATACAAAAGGCTATTGATGCCACGTCAATAAGTACTTTGACAATTCATTATAATGCCACAAATGGTAAAATATATTTTAATTACTCGACTGGCAGTAAAACAAATAGTATTACAATAATATTTTTCAATGAAGAGTACAATATATGTTTAGCATCAGAAGATTCCCCATGTCCTTCATCTATGATGATAAATAATAATTTAGGGTGGTATTTGGGATTTAGAAACGAGGCGTATACATTAAACAATGCTAATGACTTGTATGCAGAAGCCACTTATGATTTATACGGCACACGCAATGTTTATTTAGTTTTGGATGATTATAATCAAAATCGTCTGAATAAAGGCTTAGTAAGTATTTCGCAAAACGAATCGTCTCTTTCTATGCCCTCTTATTTCAGCAATGATTTGAATTGTTCTATTAGTAATAATGTTGACCAACCTGTACAATATTTACCTTCTGCTCCGCGTAAAATAACGCAAGCTCAATTATATACGATTAATGAAATCATTAGAAATCGAGATAATCGTACAAAAACACGCACCACCGCACCGACGACAACAGATATTTTTGCCGTTATTCCTATTGAGCGCGAAGAAGGTAAGTCGTTTGGTACACAAATAGTGGAATTTGGAGGCTCATTGGCGCAAAATACCAGGACATATTTTGGCCCTGTCAATATTGATAGAATTGGTGTGCGTTTAGTCGATGACAATGGCAACACACTGAACTTAAACGGTAGTGATTGGTCGTTTTCAATTACAGTAGAGAGCTTGTACCAATATTAATTTATTTCTTTTTGGGGATAAAATAGTTTATGGCAACATAAGATAATAATGCCCATATGAGTAGTGCAACAGCAGAAATAATATCCACATTCCATTTTTTATAATTTATACTGGTAAAATGGATAAACATAATAGCAATGGCTAACAAAATAGAGCTATAAAAATATCCTGAAAAATAAGCACGTTTTGCCTCTTGAGATTTCAAGAAAAAAGAGGCAATGATTCCCGTAGGCATACCACCTACAATAGGAGCCAATGCAGGACCCGCCATTTTTGCGACCAATTTAGAACCGGCAATCACGCCACCACCAATCAAAAAAGGGTTCACGTATTCCATATTTTATTATATATGTATAAGAAAATATGGTACAAATAAATTAACCAACAAAATCGTGAATGCATGAAGCAATATTTTTACTAATTTTACTATAATCGGAAGCAGGTAAATTGGCAACACAACCACGTAAAATCCAATTATTAGTAGTACCGAAGCCTTTTCCAGGAAGCAGTACTGTTTGATATTTTTTTGCTAAATGGAACATAAACTCCAAATAGCTATATTTGCTTTCCAACTTTCTGCGAGCCTCTTTTCCATACAAGTTTTCTGTTATTACTGGAATATCCAGCAATGTATAATAATCTGTTGCTTCTGGAACAATACGAGGTTGTGTTTTCAAATCTTCATAAAGGACACGCATACGTTTTTCAAGAAGATCTTGAATTTGATGTTGGTATTTGCGAGAACTGTCATGCATATGATAAAACAAAAAGAGACCTATGAGCACTTGTTGAGGGGTAGAAAGACCACCAACATGGGCCTCGGCGACTTGGCGACTATCAAAAACAATGCGATCCATAAATGTGAGCTTTTCAGGATCAATTGATGCCAATTCATATCTTTTATGAAGAGCCTTCTTTTCCGATGCGCTTACATTCGCCACCATCTTGTTTAAATTGGTTTCTTTTGGCATCATGACTAATCCAAGACGCCAACCTGTTGTTCCAAAATACTTGGATAAACTATACACCTCAATGGTATTTTTTGGACATGAAAGCATAAAAGAATTGTATTTACGGGCAAAAGGTGCATATACACTATCCGATAAGACGAAAATATCAGGACGCTCAGTATTAATAAGCTTACCAATTTTATCAATATTATCCTTTGGGAGTGAAAAAGCACCTGGATTGGAAGGATTGACCATAAATAAGCCTCTTACTTTTTTGTCGCGCAGCTTATCTATTTGGTCATCATCCAGAGCATAATTTTTCTCTGGATTACCCTTAAGTTCCACAATTTTGAGATCATAATCTGCTAAGCGTGGCATTTCCAAATAAGGACTGAAAATGGGTGTAATAATAGCAATGGTATCTCCAGCTTTTAATAAAAAGTTCTCTTTGAGCGTATTAAATACATATAAAATACCTGCTGCCGCACCTTCAGTAGCAAAGAACTCAAAATCCGTAGGTTTCAATTTATGTCCTTCTTCATTACCTCCTTTATCTGTACCCATAACTAAATTATACATGAAATCTTGACTAATAAAGTTAAGATGAGGTTGGAGTTGGGGAGGGACTGGATAAAAACAACCAATGGTGCTCATAAGAAGGTCGTGCAACATATGATTATAGTTTTTCTTTTGCTCGAGAGATCTTTGCTTAATGAATTTCATGTAATCGAGGAAAAAATCGCGATGACGTTTATGCCATTTGCGGACTCCTTTGGTAAATAATTTATCATAATTGAATTCATCTTTGCCTGGATAAATATCCAAGTCATGCAAAAGATGTTTTTTGGTTTCTGTAATCTTCATAACAAGTAATTGTAATTTTGCGAAAATCTCTCTGACAAAGACATTGAAAAAGTCAGGATTTCCACGTCCTGCATTTAACATAGGTTTATTAGGATTTGTAGCTAAAGTCATGAGTTTATCTTTGAGTTCAAAAGGAGATAGTTCATCGTATTTTTTAATCATAGCCGGTGGAATAGTATAAATGGTGCTTTTGGAATGTTTTTTGGTTTTTTTATGACTATTGCGATTCTTTTGTTGGCGTTTTGTGGAACGATTTTTTGCCATTTAAATATATGTGTAAAAAAATAGTTGGATTTTGAATCAACAAGTATCTATGAGAGGGATTAATTCAGGAATAGATTCATAACTGGATACGGGTGATGGTGGAGGTGCATGCGAAGTAGAACCATACGAAGTAGATCCATGCGAAGTAGATCCATGCGAAGTAGATCCATGCGAAACAGGGATAGCTTTATATTTGTCTCCTAAAAAACTTCGAATTTCACCATCTTTCCAAAACACTACACATAAGGTTATTGTCATTATTAATATCATTACACGTATAAACTTGAATAAATAATAATAATCTGGAACCATGAGTTCATTTTCTTCCATAATAATAAATTGATCAAAAGGAAAGTCTTGGTGTATAGTGTTCTCTAATATACGAGGACGATTTTCGTATGTAATAATATGCCCCGATTTTTTGTCAGGAGGCAAGTCAGTAAGACATAACTTATATTGAAAATCATTTTTTATAGAACTATATTGAAAAAAATGGAACCAATGATACATAAAATGCAGTTTTTTTTTATAACATAAACCAAGTCGTTGTGTAAAATGCTGTACAATACTATTTTTGTTGACTTCCACACTTTTCAATTTTTGCACATAACTTTCCAGGTTATTTTTCGAAATAACATCATAAAGTTGCAATACATGCCCTTCTATGTCGTCAAAGTAATAATGACTATTGGATGGAATGCATAATAGTGTCCCTGCATCACAATCGTATGTTTGTTTCGTTTTATATGCTTTCAAAGCGGATATTTTCTTTTCCAATGGAGGAATAACGTGGAATTTCATAGAAGACAAAAA